TGACCACAGTGGGCTTTTCATCCGATTAGGCGGGTCCCTTTACCTCATCAGATGAAGTCGCTGGTAATGAAACCAATTTCACCGGGCTCAAGGTCCCGATCACCGAAAAGCAACTTGGTTACCAACTCAATGACATCGGTTGCCGTTAGATTATACCTCCAATAGTAGAACTGCGTCATAGAATCACGAGAGATCCCACGAGCGTCATCTATGGCACGCATAATTCCTTCGTAGCCTAAGGCGAGAAACTGGCCTTTGGCATTCCAACCGAGCGCATCAAGTCTTGGATTCTCAACCTCAAATTCTGCGTATTTGAGTAAGAACAAGTAGCAGAGTGGTTTGATGAAGCGAAACTCATATGCATAGGACAGAGCCTTGCCAGCCAGATACTCTCTGTCAGACAAGGCCTCATTTTTGGATGCCCTAACATTAAAGCGCGCTATCGCCTTACCAAGCTTCGGTGCCATGACAAACGATCCACGATCATCGGGGAGAAACTGTTTGGACAGAAACTCGCACTCACTCAAGTGTTTGCGCACTTTGACGGTAGCTTTCATACCTGCCAACTTGCAAACACGTTCATACGACCGACGCACCTGTTGCCTTCTGCAACCAGGATTGTCCAACCGCATCAACATGTCATCACCAAGAATGATTACATCCCCAACGAAACCGTGTTCCGTCGCCCAAGTGTAATTGATGCTCGCATCTAAAATCGAATTGCGGAAAGTGGTTGACTGTGCACCAGTTGGTAACTGGTTTTTGACTCCTACTTTGACCTTATGCTTGTGACTGGTTCCTTTAAAACCATTGGCCACGTGCATAAGAGCAGTCAACCATTTCGGCGCTCCGAAGCGCGTGAGCCAAGCAATCTCTAGAAGATGCACATCTTCAAGCTGTGTCATGTCGTTACTATTGAAATCAGACTCAACGTAGACTGATTTATCAGTGCCCGCACGCATGATTCTCTCGACAAGAGCCGGGGACTGCTTAGCGTAAGCGCCCATATAAAATGGACCACTTTCGCTAGCATCCTTCTCTAAGCAAGAAAACATGCGTTTACAGCACTGCCACATGACAGGGCCAAGAAGAACGTTATGCAAATCCGTTGACTGATAGATGATTCGAGGGGCGGCATTACCATCGTGCCTCTTCAACAAAGCTTCAACCTTCACGAAAATCTGTTTGTCTGCAAACTCTGACACTGTTACAGCGTCGTACTTTGCATATGCTTTCACGTTACGTTTCTGTTTGTCTGGGGGGAACTGTGCATTCCACTTCTCGAACAACGTTCTATCATGTACCAACGGG